TCTTTTTTGAAACGATACTGAATATAATTGTAATGCTTCGGTATATGGTGGTGTTTGAGTATAAGGACCTTGATTTGATAATGTTTGTTGTGTATTAATTAAACCACTAATATCTTTGTTGTATCCACCCAAAGGTCCGAAGACATTATTAGTATATAGTGTGTCTGCATATGGGTCAGCATCAATTAATGCGTCAGGGGAATCAATAACTGAATAATCACTTCTGATATATTCATTAACGCCAGGACTACCTACAGGTGTATAAACACCTGGTTTATTATACGGTTTTAAGTTCCTTAAAAGTAACTCATCCCTTTTTAATTTCGTAGCACTAAAACTTAAACGACTTGGCATGTTGTTGTATCACCTATAAATAGAAGCGCGCCCATTTTTTATTAAATAATTTCTTTTATTTTATATTGTTTGGTGTATAACCATAATTACCACTAATCTTACCATCACTAATCATTTTGTTAATTTGTTTAATAAATGTTTCGTTTTTAAATAAATCATACACTTGAGTATCCGTTAAATTACTGGTGGTTCCATTTGTATTTGTTACTTTTACGTCTATTGAACCTTTGTAATTAATATCATCAACTTTTATTGTTTGATTAATAAATGATTGTGGTTGATTTGCTTCTATTCTATTAGGAATTGTTCCTGAAGCCGTGGCTTTTGTCGCTAACTTTGTAAGTCCTTGTACTGCCAAGTCAGCTGCCTCAGCAATTTTGTTTCCCGAACTTACATACGGTTGAATCGCCGATTTAAAATCAATACTACTTATCGATTGTTTTATATTGGCAAAACCAGATTGTACATCCATACCCGCAGTTTTAAATATTTCAGCAATTTTGGTTGGACTCCCCTCACCTTTAAATAAATCCAAAATACTTTGTCCTGCTTGGTCATAAAATTTATCAATAGATGCTATAGCACCTCTTTGATTACCAAGTGTTTGAGTTGCAGCGGTTGATGCTACTTGGGTCGCTCCACGACCAAATTCTCTTAATTCTCTTGGGGCTCTTGAACCAGCAATTGGTGCCGCAACACTATCAACTAATTGTTTTAAAAGTGCGTTCCCTAATTGGTCTTGATTTAATTGTTCTTTTGCTAATTGTTCCAAAGTCACAGGTTCGTTAGCTTTTTTCAATTCTTCAAGGTCTTTTGTATTAATTTCAGAAATTGTCTTTTCTTGGTCACCAATTTTAACTGTAAAGGCACCCTTGTCTTTGTTGTATTGGGCTACGTTAGCAATAAATTGTTTTGATTCTTCATCAATACCAGTTGTTTTAAATTCACCTCTAATCTTATTTAACTTTTGTTGACCCTCAGACATTTTGATTAAGTCTTCATACGCAATTCCCGTAGCGTTTGAAATTTCTCTTAAATCACGTTTGGCATTTGGAAAAACTTTAAACTCTTTTGTCTTTTCATCAAAGTATGTAAACTTTTCAGTCATTTTTACAACCTGATTCTGTAATTCGGCAGTATCTTCAGAGGCCAAATACATTAATCTAAATGGGTCTGCCAAATCACCAGCAGCTACACCTAATTTTTGGAATGTAGATACCATTTCTACAGCACCTTCGGGGTTAAACACCCTTTCAGCAAATCCAAAAATTTCATTCATATTGATACGCAGTCCCGCAGCTTGTGCAGACATTTTAGCCAATCCAGCAACACCATTTTCAAAACCATATTTATTAATGTTACTTAAATTGTTACTAACAAGTGAAAATACCGCACTTGTGTTAACACCAACTTTTCTTGCAATGTCAACTGATTGTTGAATGTTGTCTCTAATATTTCCAGTTTGAATTCCCGCATCTTGGAATCCTTTTACCATGTCACCAATTTCAGAAGAACCAATACCTACAGCAGTACCCGCAGCATATAATTCACCAACAGTTTCCCCAAGAGTAATAACATTAGTCTTTAAACTCTCAGCAATACCCTGTTGTATATTTGTTACATCAGTTAACGAACCTCCTAACCCTGTAACTCTTGGTGTTGCAACCGCCAACTCAGTACTTAAACCCCTAATGGCCATTTGTGTTTGACCAAAAGTACCAGCAAGTTTTGCATTAAAATTTGAAAACTCTAATTCTAATACTTTTGTTCTTGATAACCAATTTTCATAACCTTTATTAATTGTACTGGTTAAATCGTTGATTACCGCCTGTGTACTTGAGACCGTATTTCCTGTAGCTGCCTGCATATTCTAATAAATAGAATAACTTTTATTTTTGATACGATTCTATCAATTTGTCTAAAAGATACCTACGAGCGTATGTCGGCATTTTTTGAAAATCAGTCCAAGATATATGTAAATCTCGGCTCATAATAAAAAACTCGTCTAGTTGGTATTTTCTATAATCAGAAGAAAACCCGAAAAAACTCAACCCCAAAGGCGATTTCAACATCTACCTTGTTTCCTGACGGGGCTATAACTGTTTTGGTTAGGTCTAATTTTGGTTCATTTTCATCAATAAATTTTCTAATGAATTTTGAATCCATAATTGGTAATCCTTCAATAAATTTGATAATTGTTGATAGTGTTGTATCACCATTAACAGACAAAATTTGTTTTTGAAGTTTCATTGTGACTCTTGGAGCAACTCTTCCCGCAGGATACGCATCCGCCGCTTTGTTGATTTCTTGAATCTCTTTATACAATAAAGGTTTTAATTTGACAGTTGCTTGTGATTTTGGAAGTACAACATTAAAAGTACCATCTTCATTTGGTTCAATTGAAGGTTTTCTAAAATCCAATTCATCCAACAATACTTCAGTTGCAAATCTTTTTCCTGTCTCGGGGTCATTAACACTGATTTTATATTCAGGACCAAACGATGTATTTCTCAAAAATATTAAAATAGCCTCAATATCACCATTTAACATTTCATCAGGTTTTAAATCAGGTTCATATAACTTTGAACGAACCAATGTCATAATCATATCATCAGGGTTTGAAGCCATAATAATATTCTCATCAGCGGCGGTTAAGTAACCAACCTTAACTGATTTTTTCTTTGATTTGTAGAATTTACCTTCAGATGGTAATTTTACGACATCATGTGGTAAGTTAAATTCTTGTTGTGCGTATTGTAATAAATTTTCGTCCATAAAAAAAACACAGGGATTAGACCCTGTGTTAAATATACCGTATTAATTTAATTTATCAATATAAAAATAAATACAAAATTAGTAAACCAAAATACAACGGTCCATCTGTAATGTAACGTCTAATCCTGCTAATTTGTCATCACTATATGATACGTTATCCCAAGCAGATTTTGTAATCATACATTGTTCAAGAATCCATTTTTCCACAACAACACCTGTTGGGTCCAACATTTCAAGGTCAACATTCTTTTTATAACCCGCAGCATATCCCATACGACCTGTAACTGATTCAGCGTGTAAACGAACCCACTCCATAAGAGCTTGTGTTGCTGATGGACCAATTGGGTCACGGAATTTAACTGAGATTGGATTCCATTTGAATCTACCCGCTACATATGTAGAAGTGTTCAAAAATTGTATCTCAACAGGGTTAATATCAATACTTGGTCTTCCTGATGATTCTACGAACCATTCATTAATACCTAAACTTGTGTCAAACCTTAGTATAAATCGGTTCGCTCTTTTTGGTTCGTAAGGAACCGGCATTTTCATTAATAAATCAGCCATGGTATATTCTTTTTAGTTTTTTGTTTTAGTTTATTTATCTATAAATACACGTTGTTTGAAAATTTTTGTATTTACTTTAATTTTTTAAAAATTATCATCGTTTAGTATCTAGTTTTAGTTCCTCCAGCAGTAGAATAAGTCTTTAAAACTGGTTCATCTTCAAAATGCTTCTTCATTACTTCTACATTCTTTAAATCATCATCTGAAAAGCCAATATTAGGAATAAAGTTATTTCTTACATCATCTTTAACATATAATTTTTTACCTAATTCTTTTGCCTGTCCTTTTACGTATGAAATAAATTCTTTCATTGCTTGGACTTTTAATTCTTCGGGGTTGGCAGCTCCTGCGTCTGTACCAAAACTAACAGGATAATATTTGTTCATATCCATATAGTCTTTTATTAATTCCATATCCGATTTGTCTTCCATGTTTGTAAAGTCACGAAATTTTCTAAGATTCTTAATTAATAAGTCTTTATTAATACCCATATGGTCGGAAACTATTAGGTTATAAATTGCGTCTTTAATTGTTTCAGGATTGTGTCCACGTGCGGTGATTATTGAAAAAATTGAACCGTTGTTGATTGCCTCCACAAAATCAGACCAAGCGGGTCCTGGTTTACCTTTCATGGCATCAATTTTAAATTGTTTATCACCACCAGTTCTGAAATTACGAAAAGGTTCGTCAGCATATCCAACAATTGTACTACCTTTGTAATTAAATGGTTTCACACCAATTTCACTTCTATATTCCGCAAAATCTTCTGTTGACATACCAACCTCATTATCATTTTCATCTTTAAGGATAATTTTAGTTGGCATCATCATGATATTATCATCCCAATCAAAGGCATAATATTTCATGTCAGGCGTACCAACATCGTCAAAACCTTCAAGTAATGACGATGTGGTGTTTAATGTTTTTTTTCTAATCATTCAAATATTAAATATTTTCAAATGACGCTCCTGTTGGAGTTATCAAGAACTCAATGTCAATGAATTCCAATGCTTTAGTTGGTTTCAAGTAAATTTTACCTGTCATAGTATTTCTATCTAAGTCTTCAGGTGAATTACTAACTGTAACTCTAAAGTCATATAAACCTCTGTCTCTTCTGATTGCATCCAAGATTGGGTTTACTGAATCCAAGAAATCTTGTCTTACTTTAGCATCGTTTTGTTCAAACAACAATCTAACCGCCACTGCTGAAATTAACTTACGAGCTTGTAATAACAATCTTCTTACGTTAATTCTGTTAAGTGCTGTGTCAGCAATTTGTAATGTTTTATTACCCCAAATAACAGTTCCAACATCAGAGAAAGTTGCAATTGGGTTAATTCTACCTTGATACAAAGTATCTCTATCTTCTTGTGTAAGTTTCTTACGTGCTTTAACAGCATTTACTAAACCTCTTGTGTAACCCGCAGTTGCGAACCAGGGGAATGAAATGTTATCAGTCAACGCCAAGTTTCTACAAACTTCATTTGTTGGTGGTATGTAAATCTGTGTATTGTTTACAGTATCTCTAACCAAAATCCAGGGATAGTAAGTTGCAGTATAATTAGAGTCAATTCCTGTGTTATCTAAATTGTCAACCGCTTCAGTTGGGTAGATGAAATCAGCAGGATTTGTTACAGGTGCAAACATTGCTGTATCAGGTGTTGTACAAATGTAGATTGAATCCGCTCTATCGAATGTTACCATAGAAATAGAATCCTCAACCAAGTTTGAGTTGTTAACATAATCAATACCAGGTGTTGCAAATACGTTTATATTTACAGCTTCAGGATTTGAGAATGTGTTAATACCTAACAAGTAAGCGTAGTAATCAGTATTTGCGAAGTCAGTAAAGTTGCTGATTGCGATTGGTTTAAATGCTCCCCAACCAGTTGCGTTAGGATATCTTGTAGTTGGACAAGCTCCCGCTTGATAACCACTACCACCTAATATAAATCTATCAGTATTTGTTCTACTTTCGTTGTAGATATCCCAACCGTCAAAACCACCTTGTAATAAGAAAGAGAATTTTCTTGCTTGAATTTGGTAGTAAGGGTTTGCCGAAGTTTCGGGGTCTCTTTGGAATGATGCAACACCACAATCAAATGCTGGTGAACCAGATGTTGGACCTGTTACAATACTTACAACAGTTGCTCCTGAATCCATGTGGAAACCTTTAGTTACATAGTTCCAAGATGGTGCATCACTTTCAACACATAAGTCAAGTGGTTTTTGTTTACCTTTGTATTCAAAGAATAATGGGTCATAACCAATTTGTGATGAAATACCCAAATATGTACTTCTTACTCTGTCACCACCTGATACAGTTTTATTATCAAAACCTGTGTAAGAGAATGGTGGGTTAGTAACAACACCAAATGGTGGGTTATAAATTACTTCACCAGGGAAGTTGTAAGCCACTTTATAAACTGGGAATGGAGGAGTTGCTGAACCATAATTCCTTATTACATATCCTTCAAAACCACAAGGTACTGATTCAGGATTTGCATCAACATCCATTTCCAACATGATATATTTAGAATTCAAAGCGTATTCACCATCACTAGTACCAATCTTAACCGCAATGTAGTTATTTGTTGTTGGGTCCATAGTACAGTTAGTATATTTTTCCAAAATAACTGGATTAGCATCAGTATCGAAGAAATCACGAACCGCCACATCAAAACTTAAATTGTTAAATGAAATGTTTTGAATTGAAATTTTGATTTGAGTATTTGCACTGTTACCATCAGCAATTGCGTAAAATTTAAACAATCTCTCAACTGTTGAACCATAAAGTTGTGATACAACCCAAGGCGATTCAGGTGATTTATATTGTTCTAAGTAGTTAGCAATTGTATTTGTTGTTACAGGATTTCTTAAACCTGGTAAACTAATCAAAGATGAATTAATACCTCTAATGTAACCTTTGTTATAACCATAAGTTAACATTGTTTGGAATTGTTCTTCAACAAACAATGGAGTTTCAACTCTATTCTTACCAAAGTTAGAAAGACCAAATACCTTAGTAATATAGTTAGCATCATTACTATTCATTGAAGTAACAAATGAGAATGAAGCCGGTGTTTCAGCATTGTCAGTATAACCTGATATTGCAAATTGTGCAAATGGGTTTTGTGAAATTCCTGAGTAAGAACCTGAATTATCTAATATAACATCTGTTGTTCCTGTTATTTGATATTGTGGACCGTGAAGGTCAGTTGTAAATAATGAAATACCTCTTGAACGGAAAGTTGCGACAACAACATCATTCCAACCTTCATAAGCAGTTCCTGAATATGTGTAAGTTTTACCAGTAACAGTTCCTGAATAAGAACCTGAACCTAAACTAGTCATTGATGATACTACGTTATAGAAAGAATAACCTGTGTAAGCATCTCCTGTTGTAATATCAAAGTTTGCATAATACCAAGTATCATCACTTGGTGATGTAAAGTCTGCATCATACACAGAAAGTCCTGATACATTATAAACGTTTGTCTGTGCTGTATATCCTGACAATAACGAATCATAATCAGTTGTTCCTACGGTTCCAAAAATGTAAGCCGAAGCTCCTGAAGTAGTTCCTGAGTTATTAATGATTGTTTGAATTTGATTATATAATTGTGCACTAATTGTTGATACACCACCATTATATTGTGTGTAAGTATTTCCTGTTTGAATAATACTTGGGAAAGTTGTTGAGTATGTAATTGCAGTTCCACCAGTAGTACCTGTAAAGTTAACAGTATATGTTGAACCTGTTGATACACTAAGACCTACAGTACTTCCGTCAACATTGGCAATTGTTGTAATTGACCAAGATGGACCCGCATCATAACCAGATAAACCCAATACCCTTGTTACAAACAATTGGTTAGATTGTTGAAGATATGATTTTGCGATGTATGCCAACTCATATTTTGGAATTTGAGTGTTAACGAATTTTTCGGGAATTGTTCCACCGAAATATGATTCAAAATCATCATAATTTGTGATGAAGATTGGTTCGAAAGCCGGACCTGTTAATGTCTCCCCAACAAGACCAAGAGTGGTTACCCCCACACTTTGAGCTACGAAGCTAAGGTCTCTCTCTGATGTATAAACACCAGGAGATACGAATACTTTAT